TTGACCCGAAAATCGAATGATTTTATGAACGCTTTCACCTGGAAAGAGCGGATGCAGTACCACGCGATGATATGGGGGAACGGCTATTCCTTCATTCAGCGCGACGGCGGGCTCCGGCCCGTGGCCCTCTGGCCGCTGAACCCTGACCGCATTACCCCTAAAATCACCGAAATAGAAGGCGAAAAACCGCGTTTAGTCTACATTTACCGCGACAAGAGCGGGAAAAGCGTGGAATATGCGCAGAATCAGGTATTCCACCTCACCGGATTCGGCTTTGACAGCGTGCGGGGCTACTCCCTTCTTGAGATCGCCCGCGACACGATAGGGCTTGGACTCTCTCAGCAGGAGTTTTCGGGCAAGTTTCTTTCCAACGGGGCGCACCTCGGGGGCATTCTGAACGTCAAGAAGGCCATCGGGGAACAGGCGAAAAAGACGCTCCGGGATCGGTTTAGCGACATGTACTCCGGTGTCGCCAATTCCGGGAAGTTCGCCGTCGTCGAGACGGAGGAGCTTGCCTACACCCCTCTCGGGATGCCCCTCGCCGACGCGCAGTTCCTCGAATCGAAGATATTCCAGCTCGGCGAGATCGCCCGCATCCTGAACATCAGCCCTTACAAGCTGAAGGATTACAGCCACGCCACCTTCTCTAACATCGAGCATTTGGGCATCGAGTACGCCACCGACACCATCCGGCCCTGGGCCGAGCGGTGGGAAGCGGCGATCGACACCCAGCTCTTGACCGAATCCGAAGGCGCCAAGGGATTCGCCGAGTTCGACCTCGCCTCGATCCAGCGCGGCGACATGAAGACCATGAACGAGGCCCTTTCCGTCGCCCGGAACGGCGGATGGATGAACGCCGACGAAATCCGATATCGCCAGAGCATGAACCCTATCGAGAATGAACGGGCTGGAAAGATGTACTGGATGCCTGCGAACATGATGGACGCGGGGAAGGAACCCGTCGCCGCGCCGGCCCCGCCCGAGGCCCCGGATGCCGATCCGGACGACGACAAGGGCAACACTTTCACCGAGGAGCTACCCAATGCCGAAGAATAAAGCCTGGTTTCGCATGGAGCAAAAGAGCGTCGACCTTGCCGAGATCGAGATTTTTGGCGAGATCGACAACTTCTGGGGCATTGGCCCTACTGACTTCAAGGCCGCGTTCGACAAGGTGAAGAGCGCTGGCTCGATCAAGCTCTTGCTCAATTCCGTGGGCGGTTCAGTTTTCGACGGAATGAGCATCTATCAAATGCTCGCCGCGCATCGGGACAGACTTGACGTGGAAGTCCTAGGCATCGCGGCTTCGATCGCGAGCATAATCGCCCTCGCCGGCCGAAAGCTCACCATGGCGAAGGGTAGTTTCTACATGATCCACGACCCCATGACCATCATGGCCGGGGGAGCGGACGACCTGCGCAAGACGGCCGACATCATGGACAAGATGAAAGAGACTTTCGTCGAAATCTACGACGCCAAGGCCGAGCTGGGCCCGGATACCATCGCGGCTCTCATGGCCGAGGAGACCTGGTACACCGCCGAGGAGGCCCTCGACGCTGGCTTCGCCGACGCCGTGGTCGATTATGGCCAGATTGCGGCCAGGCTGGAAGGTAGGACTGTCGGGCAGTTTACAAAGGCCCCGGAAGTGCTTATAGTCAAGAGTGAAAGTAGTTCGAATCCGCGAAGGCTTGAGGACGACCTGCGTGATGCAGGATACTCCAAGGCCGACGCGCTTGCGATAGTCGCCGATGGATGGAAGGCGGTTGGCCGGAGTGAGTCTGCGCCACCTAAGCGGAGTGAGTCTGCGAAGAAGCCTGGCATTACACCAGCGATGCGAATAGCCGATATCAATTCTAGGATCAGGACTCCAACGCCGTGAGGCAGTAGGGAACTTTTATTGACCGTCGTGAGACGGACAGAGGAGAAGAGATGAACAAGCTGAAAATGCTCGCCCGTATTGGGGAGACCCAGACGCGGCGGGACGAGATTCTTGCCCTCGGAGACAAGGCCACCGAGGCCGACATCGCCGAATTCGAGGCTCTGGTCAACGAAGCTGAAAAACTTCAGGCCAGCGTGGCCATCCTAGAGCGTGGCGATATCCTCGCCGCCGCCACTTCCAGGCCCCAGCCCCTGCCCGCGGGCATCGTAGTTGGCGGCCCCGTGGCCGATGAGGCGGCTTACCCGCTCGGCGACTTCCTCATGGACGTGCACAAGCACGCCATGAAGCGTGACACCGGGCACCGCTTCGAGAACCAGAACAAGAAGTTCAAGGCCGCCGCCTCCGGCATGAACGAGTCCGCGCCCTCCGACGGCGGGTTCCTTGTCGGCACCGAGCAGGCGGGGATGCTCGCCACCAGGGCCTACAACGAGGGCCAGGTCGCGGCTCTTTGCCAGCGCGTACAGATTTCCGGCCCCTTCAACGGCCTGAAGTACGCGGCCATCGACGAGACCGACCGCGCCGACGGCTCCCGCTCGGGCGGGGTGCTGTCCTACTGGAAGAACGAGGGCAACGCCGCGACGGCGAAAGCTCCCAAGTTCCGCGAGGACACGATGAACCTCGAAAAGCTCATCGGACTGGCCTACGTCACCGAGGAGCTTCTCCAGGACTCCACCGCGCTCGAAGGCATTGTCATGGCCGAATTCGGGAAAGAGTTCGCCTTCCAGCTCGACGACAAGGTGCTCAACGGCACCGGAGCCGGGCAGCCTCTCGGCATCCTCAACTCGCCCGCCCTCGTCTCCCAGGCCAAGGAAACCGGCCAGACCGCCGCGACGATCAACTTCGACAACATCACTAAGATGTACGCCCGGCTCTGGAGCGGCTCGAACATGGCGTCTACCCGCTGGGTCTGCAACCGCGAGGTTTTTCCGCAGCTCATGGCCCTTTCGATCAAGGTCGGGACCGCGGGATATCCGCTCTACATCCCCGGTAATTCTTTGACCGGCGCGCCCAACGGAACGCTCCTTGGAATTCCCGTGGTCTTTGCCGAACAGGCCCTGGCCCTCGGGACCGCCGGGGACATCTACCTCGCCGACTTTGGCCAGTACCGGATCATCGAGAAGGCGGGCATCCAGTCGGCCAGCTCGATGCACGTTCTTTTCACCACTGACGAGATGGCCTTCCGCTTCACGATGCGGGTGAACGGTCAGCCCCTCTGGAAAAAGGCGCTGACCCCCTACAAGGGGACCAGCTCCACCGTGTCGCCCTTCGTGGCCCTCGCCGCGCGCGCGTAAGGAGATTGAAATGAAAGGATTCGTAATTCCCGAACAGGGCCACATCATCCCGATCCTGTACCCGATCTCCATGAATTCCATCGCCACCGAGCCGGATTATGTCAACATGGAGGGCTACGGCCACATGGACATAATCATCGCTCTTGGGGCGACGAACGGCACGGCGGTCACCTTCACTCTGAAGTACGCCTCGTCGGGGTCCGGCGGAACCGTCATGGCTTTCCACTACTACAAGGAGATCACCGCCTCCACCGACATCCTGGGAGCGCGCACTCTGGCCACCACCGCGGGGTTCGCGGCTTCCAATGATTCCGTCAGCAACACGTTCTACGTCATCAGCCTTGACGCTTCCGAGCTTCCCGACGGATACAACTTCGTCGGGCTCGTCGCTTCCGGCGCCACCACCACGACCCCCGGCTGCGCGATAGGCGTGCTGAGCGGCGCGAGGTACGGCGCTCCCGAGTCGCCGACGGTGCAGAGCTGATGGCGGTTCGCCTACTGGCCCCCTGGGGCGGATTCGCCCCAGGGGACGCCGTGGAACGCGGCCCGGAGTTCGACGACAAGCTCGTCAGGAAGGGAATCGCCGAGCGCGTGACCATAACGGTCACGCCGATCGAGGCGAAGGCGGCTGCAAAGCCAAAGGAAAAGCGCTATGAGCACGTCTAGCAAGTATGTGAAGCATACCGGCGGAGAGACGCTCGTTTTCCACGCGCTCGGGAACGAGGCCCGGTGGTACGACGCCATCGGGGCCAACACCCGGAAGTGGGAGATGCGGTACGGCTCCGACTTCACGGACAACATCGAATACGCCTTGACGCTGGTGGGGACGACCCCGACCATCGCGCAAGGCATCACGGCGGGGAAGCGGGCGGCCATCGCCACCGTCGGGACGAACGCCGGCGACGGGCTGAACATGCAGCTCGTCGGAACGCCGTTCATCCTCGCGGCCGGATATCCGCTGTACTTCGGGTGCAGCTTCGCCCCGGACAACGTGCTTGCCGACTGGCTTGTCGGCCTCGGCACGCTTGACGACACCATGATCAATTCAAGCCACGCGCTCGCCATCAACTCGGAGTTCATCGGGTTCTACGGGCTTGGGTCCAGCGTGACGTATGCGTACAACGAGATCCACGCCAACTCCAAGAGCACGACCTGCGTCGGCGTTTCCAGCGCCGCCAGCCACGTCTACGAATTCGTCTATGACGGGGCTTCCAGCGTGGCGTTCTACATGGACGGGGTGCTTGAGGCGACGCACACGACCTATGTTCCGATCGGGGTGCTTTCCCCGAGCTTCGTTCTACAAAACGGGAGCGCCGCCGCGCGCACCGGAACCATCGATTGGATGCGTTGCATCCAACTCGCGTAAAGGAGGCGACAAAATGACCAAGAGCAAATACGTCAACGGTTGCCTCGTCTACTACGACGACTACGAGCACCGATGGATCAAGGCCATCGGCCCGAACGTCCGCGAGTGGGAGATGCGCTTTGGGTCGGACTTCACGACCGCGAAGGAATACACGAACACGCAGATCGGCACTTCGCCGACGACCCAGGGCATAACCGCCGGCGTGAGGGCGGCCATGCTGAGCACGACCACGGAATACCAGGGCGCCCAGCTCCAGGTGGTGGGGACCCCGTTCGCGATCGCCAGCGGGAAGCCCTTGTACTTCGGGTGCAAGTACACCCTCGACGAGGCCACGCAGTCCGATTTTCTCGTGGGGCTCGCTGAGAAGGACACTACCCTTCTCGCGACATCCTCCGCGCACGCGCTCAACTTCGCCGAGGGGATCATATTTGCCAAGCTCGACGGGGTAACCACGATCAACGCGATCGCCCGCACGGGAAGCGCCAACACCAGCACCTCGGTATCGACAGCCATGGACGCGGTGGCGCACGTCTACGAGTTCCTGTACAACGGGACGACCCTGAGCTTCTATTTTGACGGCATTGAGGTCGTTTCCGGAATCGCCACCGGATGGCCGACCGCCGTCCTCTCTCCGTCAATCGCGCTCATGTCGGGAACGACCACGGCGCTGAATGGCCTGATTTCGTGGATGCGTTGCATCCAACTTACCTAAAGGAGCCGGGGCATGGGTGACAAGCGCGTATTGACTTTCGATTACAACGCGGGGACAACCCAAGCCCCGGTATTTCTTGACGAGTTCGATGGAGCCTATCGGGGCGTGCAACTCGCCCCGATAGTGACTGGTGTGGGCTATCTTCAGGCCACGCTCTGCCCCCGCCAGTGCATCGAGGACAATGAGGCCGACTGGGTAACCTGGCCGGCTGGATCTGTCTCTGACGTGGCGCAGGACACCGTCGACCCGACCGTCACCGCGATCAGGGTCTACCGGACCTCCGGGCAGCTCAGGCTCAACGTCAGGATCGTCTAATGGGCAAGATATTCGGCAGCCAAGTGACGCCCATCGGCTACTCGACAGGGGCCGGCGGGATCGTCACGCAAGGGTCGAACAAGGCAACCGCCGTCACGCTCGACAAGTTTTGTGGCGAGATCACGACCCACAACGCGACGCTGAACGCGGGGATCATAGTATCGTTCACCGTCAACAATGCCTACGTCAAGAATACCGACCTCATCGCGGTGGAGCACGACTCGGGCGGGACGCTCGGGAGCTACACCGTCTGCGCGAACACGGTGGCCGCCGGAAGTTTTCAGATGACGATTCGCAACAACACGGCGGGGAACCTCGGCGAAGCCCTGGCAATCCGCTTCGCTATCATCCGGGCAGTCGAGGCGTAAATGCGCGGAATATGGGGCGGTAACTACCGGATCAAGTTCACCGCCGACGGCGGATTGGCCGTCCAGTATTACAACAAGACGGGAGCGGACAGCATACGGGGATATGTGGTGCAGACTTCGACGACCCTCGCCGATGCCGTGATGCTGAACGTGGTCAACGATCCGGACCCGATCGGCGTTTTCCTCGATTCCGGAGTCCCCGACGGACAGCTCGCGTGGGTGGTGGTATCCGGGCGCGCCTATGTGCATTTCATCGGATCGACGACGCTGAACTACCTGGCGAGGACATTCCTCACCGGAGAGTCGGGAGCGGCGAACGGCAAGGCCATGTCGGAAGCAAAGCCTACCCCGTCCTTTGCAACTGACAAGCACTTCTGCGAGATCGGGCACGTCCTCGAAGCCAGGACGGGCGCGGGATTGGCCTTGGTCAATCTTCACTTCAACTAGGGGGATGCCGTGGGACTGGTTATAAGCGTAGCGCCGACAATCGAGCCCGTAACCCTTGCGGAAGCGAAGGCACACCTTCGCCTCGACACCGGCACCTTCGCGGACGAGATCGCCTCGACTGTTTGCATCGCCCCGGCCACCTACGCCGCCGCCTCCTCCACGAATGGGACCGGCGTTGATATCCTGAACAAGAGCGCGCTGGTGCAGGTGAGCGTCGGGACTGTGGCCGCGGGCGGCACGCTCGACATCCATCTTGAGGAAAGCACAAACAACTCCACCTGGACGAACGTCACGAACGGAGCCTTCACGCAGATCACCGCGGCTGGCACCTACGAGAAGCAGTACACCGGGATCAAGCAGTACATCCGCGCCGTGGGCGATGTAGCCGTAGCCAATGTCAACTACAGCGTCGCCGTCGTGACGGGCAACTACCAGACCGCCGATGACACCTACATCACGAGCCTCATTACCACCGCGCGGGAAATCTGCGAGAGCTACCAAAACCGCGCTTACATCACGCGCACCTACGAGCTCACCCTTGACGCCTACCCTTGCGGCGAGCTTGAATTGCCGATGCCGCCCGCGCTTACGATCACCTCCATTGTGTCAACGCTAGCCGATGGCACGTCCGAGACATGGAGCGCGACGGAATACCAGCTCGACTCCTCCGGATTCATTGGCAGGCTTTCTCCGGCCTATGGGTATCAATGGCCGTCGTGGACGCTTAGGGAATTGGCCGGAATCAAGATCACCTATACCGCGGGATACGGGGCGACAGCGGCGACCGTCCCGAACCGCGTGAAGCACGCGATCATGATGCTCATCGCCGAGCTCTACGAGAACCGCGAGGACACCGACAAGATGGAGGCCTTCACGATTCCGTGGGGCGTCAAGGCGCTGCTGTCGCTCGATAAGGTGTTCTCCGTATGACCGGGCGCAAAGTCCCTTGGACCCACGCGAGGGCGATTGCCTATTTCCTCTGTAATCCTGCACCACGCCGGGCATATAAATTAAAGCGGCAGGCAAGGCGCGAGGAAAGGCGATACTTAAAGGCGGGACTAAAATGAGATCGGGCCGCCTCCGCCACCGCCTCGCAATCTACGACGTGAAGCTGTCGGGCGGCGTGCCGTCAACCGAGACGCTGACACTTCTAGGGACATTCCCGTGCGAGATAGCGCCGATGAGCGGCAAAGAATACCAGGGCCTCGGCGGAACGGCCAACACGCTCACGCATAAGATCACCATGCGCTACGTCCGAAATTTGACGACGGCGCATATCGGGATTTTCGAGGGGCGGCGCTTCCGGTTTACAGCGATCATAAACCCCGATGAGCGGAAGCGGGAATTGCAGATCGTCGCGGTGGAGTCAAAGTAATGGCAACGCTCGAAGGCTCGATCTACACTTACTTGGCCGGCGTGTCCACCATCGCGGCTTATGTTGGCACGGACATTTACCACGGGGCCGCCCCTGACCTTATCGAGACGGATTTTATTCGATACCAGGTCATCGCGCCATCGAACGAGCCCTATGCTTTCGGGACAACTGACACCGCACAACCGGAAGTACAGTTTGACGTTTTCTCAAAGTCCGATACGAACTGCATCGCTATTGGGAATCTACTTGCCACCGCGCTAAATCGCTTCTCGGGGGCCGTGGGAACGGGCGGTAACAACGTAATCTTTTCCCGGGCTTCTGGCCCGATGGTCATGCGAGACGCTGACGAGCAATGGTGGCATGGAATTGTCTACTGGACGCCGGAGTATGAGCGATGAAGCGCGGGAAAAACGCGAAGCTCTGCATCATCGGCTCTGCCCCGAGTAAGGCTGATGCCCCTTACGCCGATCGATCCTACGACGTCTGGGCGATCTCCGGAGCGGCGTATTCGGAATCGCTCGACGGCGTTCGCCGTCCGGACACCGAGGACAACTCGTGGAATTCCGTGCTCCGAGCTGACGCGTTCTTCGAGATGCACAAGCGCCCGAAGTTCGCTGAGAAGCTGGAGCGGCTCGCCGCCTGCGCTCGCCCGGTTATTATGCAGCGCAGGGAGCCGGACATCCCGACGAGCGAGCCGTTCCCCGTTGACGAGATTGTCGCGGCGCTCGGGGAGGATTTTTCCTCTACCATTGCGTACATGATGGCCTATGCGATTTATCTCGGTTATCGGGAGATCAGGCTTTACGGCGTGATCATGCTTCACAAGACCGAGTACGTTCGCCAGCGCCCCGGAGTGAAATACTATCTCGGGGTCGCTTATGCTCGCGGCATCACAGTCTGGGCTCCTGCCGAGACGCAG